ATAATCCGACTATGCTGCCCAAGCGTATATCCCACTCCCACTTAGACCAACTGTCAAACAGACGCTCTGCACCAGTCGCGGTGTCTAGATAAGCGTAAGTGTACAGGTTGTTTCTAGCAGCGGTAGTTCTGAGTAGGATAGCATTAGGCGCGGTCACAGCCACCAGTTCAACAGGCTCACCCTGAATGTACAGGTCGAGTTGCTGGCTGATGTTGAAGCTCTCTGGACTGTCAGCTAGAGAACCCATTTGGATTTGATGGACGGAGGTAACTCCAGAACGTGTCTTGGAGTAGAAGACGAAGTTTCCTGAGTTGATCGGGTCTGCGTCTACCGCGTCCTCGTGAGAGGAGATAACGACGATAGAGGCGGACTTAGGAGACAACGGAGACCTACCGTTCACTGTGTACTGCTTGCGCCGGCCAAACAACAAAAGGTTACGGTCATACGTCGTTGACGTCTTAATGGTGTCATCCTCAGAGCCAAGGGCGTACAGTTCAACCGGGTCATCATCTGCCACTGACAGTACTGAGGACTTAAACCAGTTGAAGTAGTCTCCGGGTCTAGAGAAGAACAGCACAGCGCCTGATCCGACAACTAGCCGGTCTTGGAACAAGCCTAGGTAATCTATTTTTTTACTCATGAAGTACGGAAGCGGCGAAGTGATGTCATCGCCAACTTCGTTCACCTTGAACTGCGGAGTAGGGTCGCCCGTAAGCGAGGTCAGCGAGGCTGACGTACCGCCGATATACAAGGTCTCGTTCTTGACTGTTCCGATACCGAACACAGCCTGAGGCGTCATCTCGTACCCGGCGACTTCCTTCCAAGTTACTTCTGTCCAATTAGAAGAATTGTCCTTAGCTACCGCCATAAGATACAAGGCGTCTTTGCCGTTGTTCTTCTTCGGCCTAACTCTAACAATCTTTCCCGGGTAGTGAACGCCAGAAACAAGATCAATGTTGGCCACTTGCCCTCCAACGGCTCTCGCCAGCGATCCATCACCGCCGTCATCAACGGACACTTCCTTGTAGTTAAGATCATCAAAACACAATGTGCCTGCTACTACAGAGCAAGCAACTCCTTCTGCAACGAATAAAGCTCTTAGCTTCTCAGCGATGTTCTCAGGAGTGATGTCTGCGGCGGCTGTGCCGATCCACTTGTTGACTTCGGCGTTGTACGCATTTACCCGGTCGTTCACCTTCTTCTGGTATTCAGGGTCAGTCGACGGGATGTCAGAGGTAGACAGCAAAGTCTGATACGAAGACGAAACCGTCTTGTAGCTCTTGCTTACCTTCGTTCCGTTCGTGTGCGTCAGGGTTACTGTGAAGTTCCTAGAGTACGCACCACCACGAAACCAGACAACCATTTTTCTGGTGTTAGAAACTTCTGCCCACTTATCGACCGCAGCGTACGAAGGCACTACAGTGTTGCCCGCTAGAAACAGGTACTTGCCCACGTTGACAATAGCAGACACACCACCAGAAACAAGGCTAGTTATAAGCGGGTCTGTTCCTAGAACAACAGGTACAATCTTCCGAGTGTCTTTGTTGAAGGCCCAAGCAAACACCGACTGGCCTAATGAATTAGTATCAGGCCTAGCCCTATAAACGATGTCGTACTCTACCCCACCAACAAAGAAAGTGAACACCTTGTGCCTAGCCGTATCTTCCAGCCATTTGGTATGCGTGGCTTCGACGTAACTGGCTACGACTTTCTCGTCTTGTAGAATAGACCCATGCCTACGGGCCAGCCCGCGCACAGGGTCAGAGATCATGTTGACTTGCTCGAAGTGCTGCCCCGGGCGTCTGTCCTGCGGCACCTGCTCCGAAACGCCTCGCACGACGCTGGCATAAGAGCCTGAGACTTTCGCCATGGTCTGCTCCTTTAGGTTCGACTATAGTTGCGGTTGAAGAAACCCATCCTCGCCATCTCGTACTGTACGGAAGGGCGATAAAGGAGGTTTACTTGTTGATTGCGGATATGTTCCGTGTTGAGAGCAGCGAGGGCCTCTCGGACATTCCTCTCGATAAGCCGGGTCTTTTGACCGTCAGCATCGTAGCTAATCTGGAACTCCATCACCGCGCATTGCGCGATGTAAGAAGCAGCGCTAGGCGGAAGGTCCTCGAATGGGATAGACCTAGTAACAGCGCACTTAACTTCTTGAGTGAACTTGTAGCTTGAATTCTCAGTGTTGTACAATCGCCTACCGCGCTGTACAAAAAGATTTTCTGGCTTGAGGGGGTCAACGCTGATAGCGTCGGCGGGTGTAAGAATGTACCCGTCGTCATCAGGAGAGAGTGTCACTACCTCCTTATTAAACCACCAGCCCTTAGCCTGCTCGCGCCACGAGGCGACCTTGAGGAAGCGAACGCCAGCAGCAACCATAGGATGATCGTCTTCGATAGCGTTGAGAGGGCTCTCGCCAAGGGTAGCGAGCATGTCGTTGATAACGTCAAGCTCTGTTAGAAACGCCATTGTGGCTCCTTATAACGAAAGAAACCCCTACCCACAATTAAGTAGGTAGGGGCATACTAGTATTACGGAATCCAAATAGAGCCCGCGTACTCTGCGCGGTTGGCAGTAGCGCCGAACGCCAGATGGCTGTCAACGAACCACATCTTGTAGTTCTTGTCATAGAACACGTCCGAAGTCAGCGGGATGGTTTCACCAGCCAGCAGAGCCCGGGCCGAGAACATCAGACCAACCAGCTTGGTAAAGTCGCCGTTGTAGGCGTTACCGTTAGCGGTGTTGGAAAGCTCGTGAGCCGTGATGTTCGTGTTCGGGATGTTCACGCTAGAGATAACGGGAACACCGAGCGCCTTGTAGATCGGCACGCCGGTCATGTCGTTACCGTCCGAAGTACGGAAGTTGCCGTTAACGATCTGGTCGGCGTCAGCCAGAGCATAGAACTGCTCGGGGCGGACAGCGAGGATCAGGTCGTCTTGAGCCGGGACGACGTCCTTGTTCTCAAAGAGAACGCAGAGATCGCGAATGGCCTTATAAAGCTTCGCCGGGTCCTGACGATCACCCGCGTTACCGAGAGTGACGACGTTACCGCCGAAGTGGCCGGCAGGCTTACCCGCTTGACCGTTGTTGAACTTCGAGTGCGCAAGCTGAGAAGCCTTCGCCGCCTGAATAAACAGGGCTTGGTCGAAGAACTTGCTGATCCGGCGACCGTGCTCAATACCGACTTCCTTACGCGCATCATAGCTCGTCTGGAAAGTTTCCAGCAGGGCCATAGTGTTCCGCGCGTTAATCAGGGTGTCGATAACGAGGTTCGCCTTGGAGAATTCCGCAACGGTGGCGTCCGGAGCTTGTCCGGGGATAACCTTCTGGAGGGACACTTCACCCACGGCGTAGTTCTGGATAGTGTTAGTACCCCGAACAGGACGGAGTGGAACCCAACCCTGCATAACCGAGCGGCGCTCGATAGTATGCTCCACAACACCGCCGTACTCAGCGATGATCTGGTTCATAGTGCCCGCAGCATCACCAACGGTACGAGCCGGGTTGGTGATCTGGGCAGCCGGAATATTGCCGGCGTCGTCAAAAAGAGGCATTTAGCGTCCTTGTATTTAGCGCCGGACCCTAGACCAGATGGCCTTGTACTCTGGCGAGTTGTTTAGATTGTCGGAGCCGATACGGCGGGCGAGCTTATTGACTTCTGCAACAGCTTCCCGTCGTGTCAGCGGGGCTTGAGGAGCGGGGCTCCCGTTAGCACTCGCGCCGTAACGCGAAGTGGCAGACGTGGGGTTGACGACAACGCCGCCAGCCTTCTCGTATTGGGCAGCAATCAGCATAGCCGCCGCGCGGGCCTGAATAGGTCCGGAGGTTAGCATAGCGTTGAGTTGCTGCTTCTCCTCAGGGGTTGCCTGAGTACGAGCCCACTCCTGAATAGCAGTCCACTGGGCTTCCCCTCCCACCGCAGTATGAACGGCGGAGGCAATGGCTTGTTTAGAGGCTAGGTCCGCCGCTTGGCTTTCCTTATACGCCTTTTCGGCCAGAGCGATGAACTTCTCGTAGCCCCGGGCCTTATCGCCCATACTCGACAGCAGCGCATCCAGCAGGGAGAAGTCCCCATTGATGGCAGCAGCGAAGGCCGGGTTAGTTTCGTCAATACCGAGCTTGCCTACGAAGTCCAGAGCCAAATCAAGGCCCGGGTCTCCGGTAGGCTCAAACTCGTAAACGGGAGTTTCTCCCTGCTTCTGTTCGCCTTCCGCAGCAGCCTTAGCAGCAGCGGCGGCTTCGTCCACTTTGGACTTCGGCTCAACGATCAGTTGTCCGGGATTGTCCTGCGTGGGATTAGTGGCAGCGTCTTGAAGCTGCTCACTTGCGGTTTGTAGTGCGCTTTCGGAAACGGCGTCCGTCAAGCTGGAACTCCTTGTGCTTGTGTCTTAGCAACCTCGCCTGCGATCTGTACGCCCTGTTCTTGGGCTAGCGCCATTGTCTGCTGCTCGATTGCAGCGCGACGTTCGGCTTCGATCTGCTCCGGTGTCTTCATGAATTCCCCGGTGTTAATCCGACGTGCGGCGGCGAAAGCCTTAGCAACAGCGTCAAGATTGAGAACACCAAGAAGTTCGGGCGGCATTGATTGCAGCCCGGCCATGTCAGCCAACCAGAGTTTAAGGTCTTCTAGGTCGCCGGTTCTAGATAGGGCATCTAGGCCCGTTACGATTGAGGGTCGGACCCGACTTTCGCCAAGCTTAAAACCGACCTTATCCATTAGCCAGTAGGCCATAGGAATTTGGAAGTCTACCGCCAACCGGGAATACGCGCCGCCGAGAGAAGTTTCCAACTCTGTAGCCTGCATACGGATTTCTTCGGCAGTAACACGTTCTGCGTCGCGGGTCACAGCGGACCCTAGCAGGAAGCCCCTACCAATGCGAGTGATGTACTCCTGCCCAACTGACATGACGATTTGAAGGTCGCCGCTTTTGTTGGACTGGATAATCGTAACGTCACCGTCTTGCCCGGGGATAGCCGCACCATTCTCACTGTCCCGGAAATCTTCCGGCCTTGTCATCCCACCGGGATTTACGAGCCAACGGAATTCCGAAGAGAGGATGGCTCCCATAACCTGTGCTTTTGAGAGCATGGACAGACCGGCAAAGTCGCCTTGGTAATCCTCGACTAGCCCTGTGCCGTAGTCGGCGTCATCGGACAAGTCCCATGTGAGAACGCGAAACGGAAGTTGATCCTCAGGCCACCTGCCGTTGAATTCAGCAGGCAGTTGGTGCTGGTCTACCCATTGGGTCATTCGATAGTCGCCATTGGCGTCTCGCTTGATCCAACGATAGAGGCAGACTTCACGATCCTCGTTGTTCTTGTACACACCGCCAACCCACTTAGAGCAGACCGCTTGTACTTCCGGGTCGAGTTCGTCGAACATAACCTTGTCGGCTTGGAGAATTTCCAAGATAGCTCCGCTCATAGAACGGCGGACGCAGTAGTTCCTAAGGCCGACAACTCGTGCCCCTTCGGGCTCAAGGATCAGAAGGGCATTACCCGTGACGATCAGGTGCTTTACCGCCTCATATAGCTTGGGTCGAATTGACATCCGATCAAGTTCTGCAATGGCTTTCTTCTCACCCATAGCCAGCATTTCAACCATCTCGGACTTGCCTACTCCTAGGGCCGTCAATGTGGCCTCTAGTTCAGCGTCAGCGTCCAGACGGAAGAATGGCCTACTAGGAGCAAACAGCGCCAGCATGATCTTGTTAGCAAGATGGTTTACCGCCTGTGCGCCTACCGCTTGAAAGTCGTGAGACAACTCGTGATGGTTCTGGTCGTAGCTCTCGTGTGGCAGCAGCTTCGGGATCGTGAAGGCCGCATACTTCTCACAGCGGTTTATGAACCCACACCGCTTGCCCTCCATTTGGAGCCAGCGGCCTGAGGCATCTCCTGCATAGGCCATTTGTACTCCTTAGAGGGTAATTCCCGATGTAGCCGTGCTGTTCGACATGAACGAAGCACGGACGGGCCTGCGCCTGCCTGTCTCCGGGTCGATCTCAGCTTGATCCTTAGTGTCAGAAGCGAGCGTAACTTCCACGCTATCCTGCTTCTTCTGCTCTGTCATCTCTTGCGCCTTAGCGAGAGCGGCCTGACGGCCAATCTCCATCTCCCGCGCTTGCTGACTAGCTTGGGCAGCATCGCGTTGATCCTGCGCCTGCTTATTAGCACTCTCTTTTGCAGCGAGACTTTGTTGCTCCATGTAAGCGAACTGCTTAGCACTAGCCTCGTCAGCACGACGGCCATTCTCAGCAATCAGAGCATTCTGGTTTGCAGCCGCCTCTTGCGTAAGGCGCATGTTTTCTGCGTACTGCGCTTCCTGACGCCTTGCGGACTCTTGGGCGACACGAGCATTCTCTGCAATCTGTGCGGCCTGCCTTTCAGCAGCGGCAGCAGCTTGGGCAGCAGCGTCCCTAGTAGCAGCAGCGGTAAGTTCGGCAGCCTTACGAGTTTCTTCGGCAGCAGCCGTTGTAGCGGCAGCAGTTTGATCCGCCGCTGCCTTAGTAGCTGCGGCTTGTTGCTTGGCCGCCTTCTTCCCACCAAAAAGGTTTCCCATTATTGGTCTTCCTGTGTTAGGTTAGTGCTGGGTCTTGAACTAGGATGATAGTCTCTGTCTTAAAACCCAACTTGTGATAAACAGAGGCGAGCGCGGCATCAGTCCGCGTCAGCGCCGTTCCGACGCACACGAGCTTCGCGCCCGCCTCCTCGCGCTTGCGTTCTAAAAACGAAGCGACGTTCTTGAAGTCACCGCCGGGTACCAGCCTAAGGATTATGACTTCGTTAAGAAGCACTACATCCTCTTTGGCATACCAAGGGGTGACTAATTCATATACGACCAAGAATGCATCATCAACGATGTAAGCGTTATCGCTTGCGTAGATGCTATCTAAGCACGTATCAATATCTATGAATTTGAACCAAGCTTTATGATCTGGCCAAGACCGCATCTTTCGTAGATGCTTTGTCATCACTACCTTAATTAGATAGTAGTCTTGTCTTGTTATTTTACGGATCAACTACTAATCCTCTTCGGACTAGCCTCAGGACGTGCTGTACTCCTAGAGCGAAGCCTGCTTCTAATTCTGTAGATGGAACTGGTTTACATAGAGCTTCTGATTGTTGTTCTAGAAGTTTATATACTTCTGGAGTTAGTCTTACCAATCTAGTTTGGGTATCTTCTGGCAATAGATGCTCCTGTGCCCGATGGTATCAAAATGCAGGAAGCCCCTACTCCTATGAGAAGAAGTAGGGACTGTCCATAACCGACCTTAGGTCTAGATCACCCCGCTCCGGCGGAGTAGGCAGATCGTAGAGCGCAGCAAAATCGCTAAGGGGATCGAAGCTCTCGTACATATCCACGAAGATTTCTCGTATCAACTGATAGAGCCTAGCTGCATCTGCGGCATGGGTTCCGTAGTCGTCATGGATCATAGCGAGGGACATTCCCTCAGCAGCAGCCGCTACAGTCACTAGAGTTAGATGACTGGCGTCGTAAGAGTGGATGAAGTTAGGAGCCACCCCGTTCTTGTGACGGTTCGCGTCTGGCGTGTCCGTATCCACATTAATCCGAAGGAAGGCGTTACCGCACAGGTTGGTCCTAATGCGGTGGCTTGCCTGCTCGCTGTACGCTTGGCTTACTGGAAAGC